CGGGAAAGGTTGTAGAAAAAATAGGGCAGGAAGAGTTAAATCAACTAAAAACTAAAATAGACAGTATATGATAACCCAATCTATAATCATAGCTATAATAACTTCAATTGTAGGACCTTCGTTAGTGTTGTTTGCTAAGTATTATCTAGACAAAAGATCATCAAGAGGTGACATGGTTCAAGATGCTGCTAAGCTAGGTGAACACGTAAGTGGCCGTCTTGACTCAATCAAAGAAATGTACACAGCAGACCGCGTGTGGATTAGTCAATTCCACAATGGTGGTCACTTTTACCCAACTGGCAAATCTATTGCCAAATTTAGTGTTTTCTACGAAACAGTCAATCCAGACGTACAATCAATCCAGACAACATTCCATAATGTACCGGTAGCACTGTTTGCAAGAAGCATTAATCAGCTTCTAGAAAATGATCTAATTAAGATAGAAGATTACAGCAATAAAAATCTAGATACATACGGTCTAAAGTACGTTGCCGAAGAGAATAAAACAAAATCACAATATTTATTTGCAGTGAAGACTTTCGAGGGAAAGTTTATTGGCATTCTAGGAATAGATTACACTAAGCGTAAGCGATCTCTTCACGAAGACGAGTTGACTGATCTTAAAGTATCAGCCGCTTCAATAGGAGGAATACTAATAAACCACTTGAAAGGATAAATGGCACTATCAGAAGAATCAAAGGGATTGTGGCACAACATTAGAGCAAAGAGAGCTCGTGGTGAAAAACCTGCCCGTAAAGGTTCAGATGCCTACAATAAAGCAGTAGCAGCAGCTAAAAAGATAAATGCTATGGAGGAGATTAATATGTGCGAAACTTGCGCACTTGCACTCCTTGAGGACATCAAAGCTGGTAAATTTCCATTAACAGAGGCTGAGTATCAAGGACGTAAAGTTCCACTTGGCAAGCCTATGAGAGGTGATGTCAAAAAATTCAAAGTGTATGTTAAGAAAGGTGACAAGGTTGTTAAAGTCAACTTTGGAGATCCTAACATGAAGATAAAAAAGTCAAACCCAGAAAGACGTAAATCATTCAGAGCTCGTCATCGCTGCGCTACACCAGGACCTAGACATAAGGCTCGTTACTGGTCATGTAGAAAATGGTAACTATGTCGTATGATAAGATTACAAAACATACTACAAGAGTTGTCTAAGACTGGTGTAATGACCGGTACGCAAGAAAAAGGTTTAAATACTGGGCTGCGTGTAATACACACAAAATATGCAGATGAAGATAGAGAGTATATAACGCCACAAACACCTCATAGTGAGATTAACTACGGTGGATGTGGGATATTTGCAAAACTCCTATACTACAACTTACGTAAATATCTATCAGTCACTCCGGACATTGTGTGTTTTGACTTTCCGGAAGTTGACCCGTTACCACACGGAGCAATAAACGAGTACAAGAGCTTACGGGAGTTTAATAGGAGCGAATACACTTGCATCCATTTAGCATTGAAGATTAAAGATTATTATATCGACTCATCAGGAGTGCATAAGTTTCAGTGGTACACTAACCAATACAACATTGATTTAGTAGAACACACAGGAATGTCTATCCAAACACTAACCAATTGGGTTGCTACAAGAGATACTTGGAATCCTACTTTCGATAGATATGCAATTGGTGATCTTAATACGGATTTAGTCGACCTAACCAAGCAACTAAGCGGTAAGTAAACTTACATACAATTCTCAATTGAATGAATAAAAAACTAAAATTACTCGTACAACAAGAAATCCGCAACGCGATTAGAAACCAATCGTTAGCTGAGTTAGCTCAAATTGCTGAGCGTTTTGCTAAGAACGGCAAACTCTTAAAAGAAGAGGATGGCGGAATACTACCCTCTCAGAAAGATGCTGAGAATATTCAAATAATGGCTGGTGATGTTAAGAAGATTAGAGGTATTCTAACGACTCTATACAAGGATGCTATAGATGCGCAGAAAGAAAATGAAACACCTAGTGCATACATGGACGCATATGTTAAACTACTATTAACGATGCTTCCAATCACAGGAGCGTTAATGGATGCCCAGTTCTTAGCAGGAGCCTTGAAACAAGGTAAGCTTCCATTAGGAGGAGGTTCTGAGTTCAAGTTAGGTAACAGTGTAACTGCACCTAAGAAGACTCCACCACCACCACCACCACTTCCGCCAAAAGTGCCATTGCCACCAAAGCAAAAATTACCTCCAACTCCTCCCCCACCACCTAAAGGAAAAACACCACCGCCACCACCACCTAGAGGAACTTCCACAGGAAAAACTCCTCCACCACCGCCACCTCGCAGATAACGACTATGCCATACAAAGTTAAAAAGCAAGGAGACAAGTACGTAGTGTATAAAAAAGACACTGGTAAGCGTGTTGGTGCGACTGCAGGAAACAAAGAAGCATTGCGCAAATACATGGCTGCTCTACATATTAACGCTAAAGAAAATTACAATACTAATAAGACCATGAAGTTAAAAAGTTTAATGTCAGAAGACGCTGCTAGCGACTTAGAAAAGTGGACACAGACACCATTAAAAGCAATGGGATCGGGAGATCCAACTGCAAAACTACCTGAGCCTGCAAAGGCTTTGGTAAAGAAGGGATCTGAGGACGGAAGTCCAACTGACGACAAAAATATATCACCAGCTGGTGGAGCAGGTTCCATTGGGTTGATGCAATTGAAGGCAAGCCAAAGCGAAGTAGGTAAAGAGCAATCTCTATCAAACGTATTAAAGGGAGTAAATGCAACTTGGGATGGTATCAATTGGGGAGATGTCGATTGGCTAGTGGATCACATGAAACCTGGTGCAGAGATAACTTTTAAGTCCCCAATTTTAGGAGCAAAGACAAAAGATGGCAACGTAGTGCTAGATGGACACCATAGATGGTCACAAGCCTTCATGCTAAATCCTCTAGCAAAAGTGAACGTAGCATTTGCTGACGCTTCAAACAAAACTGCAGACGAGACCCTAAAAGCTGTCCATCTAGCTATTTTAGCTAAAACTGGACAATCAAAAACAAAACCAGCAAAAGGCGGTAATTTATTTGATGGCGCATCTACTGGAGAGATTAACGCCCTATTCAAGGCAGCTGAAGCAAAGGTAGATCCAAAAACAGGAAAGCCAAGTGAAACCGGAGTTGCACCGTATGTAGCAGCCGTAATGAGACACGAAGGTATCTCTGATGTAAAAGAAGGAACTGCCAAAGCTATACAACGAGTTAAGTTTGCTATAGAAGCTTGTGCAAAGACTGTTGTAGGAGGAGCTCCTTCTCGTGATGCAATGCCTCAAGCAGATGGAGACCTTAACCCAATTGATGCAGATGCAGCATTAGCAGCACTTGATTCTGGAGACGTAAACTACAATGCACCTTTTGTAAAAGAAGCAATGTTGCGTAAAGCTATTCGCAAATTTGTTTTGCAAGAAGTCAAGAGACTTAAAAAGAAGTAAAACTAAAGATTACCTAAATGGAAGGTGATAGTAGAAAACAAAAAAATATCAAAGCAAAGTCTAGCGACGTGGTGCATGATGCTTGCTCTATTCTTCAACCCGTTTGGGTTCGACATAGTACAGTATTGGCTAATGGAGATGACTGGCAGTCTATGAAAAACATCAAAAGATCTTACCGGCTTTATTGAAGATCAATTAGACTTCGCTGGCCAAACGCATATCACAAAAGCGTGGTTAGCAGATACATTAGAGATGCTGAAAGATCTTGATACTGGAATCCAAGACGAAGAGGATTTTGATCCAAAACTAACAAACGAACTTGCTGAGGTAGCGAAAGTAGTGAAAGCAAAAGGAATCCAAATAATTGTATTGTAATGAAATTAAGAAGCTTAATACCACTTAGAGAAGCTGATGAGCCAACCTCACCAGAACTAATTGCTACACCATATTTCCGTGAATTTCAAACAGCTCACGGATACAAGCCTTTATTTAAGTTCTTAGGAACTAAAAGTGAAGAGCATATTTTTGTAGCAGATGTTACTCACTTTGGTTGGTTGGATATGATCATAAGCGATGCAAAGCTTGTAGCTAAGATTACAGAAAAGACTGCAATTTTTGGTATTGTTTATACCTTAACTGGTCTTGAGCGCTTTGATGCAACTGTGTGTGCAATGAAGCAAAAGGACGGTCAAATTGAGCGTATCCCATTTGATAATAAAGACAAAAAGAACTTTGGAGCAGCTGCTACAAATTTCTTAAAGGTAATGGAAGACCAGAAGTAATGTTTAAAATACTAGAATATAAGCTAGTCCCCCATCCTTATATAAGTGAGCCACTGCCCGATGAGTCTGTCTTTGAAAGGTTAGTGGCTCCTGAGTTTTTTGATAGATTTGGCTATGAGCTAACCTTTATCGAAAGCCTCTACCATCAACACAATAATATACCAGGACACGTATTGGTTCCTGGAAGTCCAACTGATGCAGCAGCCTGTATTCAAGATTGGATGATGCAAGAAAAATCAGACCCTCATGTATTTTTGGATCATTGTCACCTTAACACTAGATATGCTTACAAAGAAGCTGCGCTTGAACAGCTTACTCGCCTTAGTGAAAAATATCCGAGGTTAGTTAAGATACTCAACATCAAACCTAAGTACATGGTTGATTTTTGTGTTGATTACATTAGAGATGGAAAAGTAGTAGAGCTGATGCACATTGAGCACGACTTTCACGACTTTGAACAGTATAAAAGTCACATAGCTTTGTGCGAGAAGTTTCTACTACAGATTGATTGGCATCAAGCCTATAGAGACTTACAAGAGTATTTTGACAACGAATACGACTATGATGAGTACGCACAAGCACAGCACAAAGCAAGGTATTTTGGTTTTGATGAACTAGAATATCTCCACGAACCAAAAATGCTATCATATAAGAAAGTTTACTGATACTTATATATAAAAGATAAACATGCGCATAAAAGAATCACAACTAAGAGCAGCAGTACGTAGAGAAATTAAAGCACTACTTGAGGCTGATCAAGAGCAAGAGGATCCAAATACAACCTCACAAGAGGCACCTGCAGAAGAACCACAACCGGAAGAAAAGCCTCAACCTGAAGAAGAGGAGGGTCCAAGCAAAGCAACCCAGTTTGCTCAAAAAATTACCGAAAGATTGAAGCGTGATCCGGAGCTATCTTCACCAGAAGCTTTGGTTGATATAATGACAGAGTTCCTAGAATCTCTAGGGTTTGGTAGCGAGTCCAAGCTTCAAATTTTGAAAACAGTTAAAACAAACACAGTACGATAATGAGAACATCGCATATTATTAAAAGATTGCAAGAAGACACAGCCTACCAAGAGTTTTTGTGCAGGCTGTTGGGCAGCAAATCGACATAATTCTAGGTGAGCTTAGTGCAAAGTTTAAAGTACCAAGTCAAGACTTATCTAAATTAGCAGACCTTATTTGGGAATATGCTACTGAGCTTGCATTTAGGAGAATTAGAGACATGGAATTTGCGGAAACCGTCTAAAACACCAATAGTTACATATGTCTGAAAAGACTCTAAAAGAGCTTATTAAAGAGGAGTACGTCAAGTGCGCCACCAACCCTGCATACTTCATAAACAAGTACTGCATGATTCAGCACCCTACTAGGGGTAAGATTCCATTTCACTTATATCCTTATCAAGAGGATACCTTACAAGATTTTTTAAAGTACGATAGATCTATTGTACTTAAATCACGACAACTTGGTATCAGTACGCTCATTGCTGCTTACAGCCTATGGCTTATATTGTTCCATAGTGATAAGAACGTACTCGTAGTTGCGATTGATCAGAACACATCAAAAAACCTTGTAACAAAGGTTCGAGTGATGTTTGATAATTTACCAAGCTGGATGAGACTTAAATGTCCTGAAAGTAATAAATTATCCATGAGGCTATCGAATGGATCTCAAATTAAAGCAGTAGCATCAACCGGAACATCAGGTCGTTCTGAAGCTCTTTCGCTTGTAATCATAGATGAAGCAGCTTTCGTAGACGGAGCAGAAGAGTTGTGGGCATCACTACAACAAACCCTATCTACTGGT